TACCGAGCTGAGCACATCGCTGCAGAGCAGACTATTCACTAACGCAATCCCAAAATGCCTAACCGTACCACTATTTCCGCCCCTGATGCACACCCTTTCGAGGGCTACTATCATGGATATACGGAACAAGGGTATACCGGACCTAAATCCGGACCTCCTCGGAATCTATCCCGAGGTGAGCGGAAGGCATTCGCAGTTCGTCAACCATTTCACGAGTATCACTACTGGGAATGGTTCGGAACTCAGGGTCAACGTACACAACACACCATTCAGCACCCAGAAGGTGTCTTATATGGTGGAGTGAACGTTGAACATGATGTCCGAGGATCTCTCGACAGCGGATTGCTGGCGATGATGCATCCCGACACTGTGTCTACTGCCTCTCAAAGCGTAAGCTTTGTCCGGGGGAAACCCCGGATTGAGAGAGAGCAGGAGTTGGTTAACAAACTGAGATTGAAGATGTCGAAGCCCGAGGCGAACCTCGGTGTTATGCTTGCAGAGTATGGCGAAACAGCCAAGCTCTTCGGCAGTGTGGCATCCAATATCTTTGGTTCTGTTATGTTGGCGCGATCTGGCAACATCCCGGGTGCTGTGTTACGGCTGCTAGCCGCTGACGCAGCTCCCCGGGGTCGCCACCCCAACCGATCTCACGCAATGAAGCGTAAGGTCGCGGAGTGGCGAGATATCGCTAACGAGTCTGCTAACACGTGGCTGGGACTTCAATACGGTATCCTTCCGCTTATCGCGGATGTCAGTGATACCGTTGAAGCCTTCGCTAAACGTCATGAGGAACGACCTGGAGTACTCCGTTTTGCCACCAAAGGCACGACAGAGCTCAAGGGCTTATCTCATGTGCGCGATCGTACTGGCTGGGCATCTTCACTTTCCGGGCAACCGGGGTGGAGATACCGAGCTGAGCACATCGCTGCAGAGCAGACTATTCACTACGTTCTTGAAATGGTGGAGTCTAACCCCTTCACTCGCAAGCTTAGTCAGCTTGGCGTCACGAACGTAGCGTCGATCGCTTGGGAAACTGTTCCTTTCTCGTTTGTCGTTGACTGGTTCTTTCCAGTCGGTGATTACCTTCAAGGCGTTATGCCACCTACGGGATTAGATTTCCGCAAGGGGTACAAAACCGTGAAGGGTTCGGGCAAGATTACCCGATACGAGTCTTTGGACGGATGGATCGAATCCCCACCAGGTTCCTCCTCTTCTGTGATTAATGGCAGCTACGCTGCCACAGCCACAAGAGAGGAGACCTGGAAGGAACGCCGATTCATTACCGACCTACCAAGCTACAACTACGTGCAGCCCGACATCTCGTTAAACAAAACGCAGGTGTTGAATGGTACGGCTCTACTATGGCAGATTAGAAACCTGCTTAAGTGAAGCTGTCAGCCCCTTCCCTCAGCCTCTCACGAGGATTCCCATGACCCAAGCTACTTCCATCATCGTCTCCGACAGCAACAACGTGTCGGCGACCTTCGCACCCAGCCGTCAGTCGCCTGACTTCGCTCAGTACGAAGACCGCTCCAGTGGTGTCTATGCCGGTTACGGCAAGATCACCTACACTCTGAAGCGCCCGATGGCGCCGAAGAAGGGTTCCACCTCGGTGGGCCCGCGGAATCTGCGAGCCACAGCCAAGATCGAGACGCCTGTCCTCGGTGTGCAAACGATCAATGGTCTCTCGACCAATGTCGTTCGCCGCCGTCCGACGGTGGAAATGATCTTCACGTTCCCTGAAGATTGCACCTTGGAGGAGCGCAAGCGCCTCCACTGGTACACTCATCAGCTCCTGCAGAACGCCCAAACGGACGACCTGCTTTGGAACTACGCGACGCCGGCCTAAAGCCAGTGTCGATCTAGGTCTAGCGACCTAGATGCTGTCCCGACTCGACGCATGTCGTGTCGGCTCGTTATTCGCATGGAACGATCATGAACCTGAAGCACTTCAGCGAACTGGCACTTGCACGAGAATTGTGTGCAGTACTCAATCCTAGCCGGCTTCCGCTGTTCCTTGAGAGAAATCACAAGGAGCTGGTGGGCTGCGAGGTTGACCCCGCTGCGTACGATTCGGCACTCACTTTCTACCTGGACTACCAGGCGGTTTCGTTTCTGAAGAAGTTCCCGTCTTTACAGACGGGGATTGACACAGAGGCGGTCGCCTACCAGAAGTTTGTGAGTGCGGAGCAAGATTGTCTACAGACAAACATCATCTTTGAACGTCGAGCTCGTGGGCTACTTAACTTTCGCTCACGCGTCGAGTCGGTTTTCTACCGCGCTCGAAGTAAAATAGCTGACATCCTCGGTGATGTTCCGTCTTACGACGATCTTGACTTCGCCTTCGGCCCTGGTGCAAGCTACGGTGTGCGCGGGGATACCTCCCCGTACAATAAACTCGTAGCTGATCCTACATGCCAGTTCAACCTGCTACCGCACCTTCCCGACCTGCTGGGCTTTATGCCCGGCTGGTTTCAGGAAGATACCGTCCGGATTACTCCGGTTGGTGGCAGCGAGCTTGCCTTCGTCCCCAAGAATGCGAAAACCGATCGCGCCATCTGTATCGAACCATGTCTCAACGTGGTTCTGCAGAAGGGTATCGGCTCGCATATCCGGTCACGCCTACGTAAGTTCGGCGTCGACCTGGATAACCAGGGGATAAACCAGCAATTAGCTCACAAAGCGTCTCTCGCGGCCGTTCAGCACGGCAACGAGAACCTTTGCACCGTTGACCTTTCAGCTGCTAGCGACACAATCGCTTACCAGCTGGTCCTCGATCTCCTCCCGATTGATTGGGTGGATCTCTTGGATTCCTGTCGCTCACCCGTCACGTCTTATAAAGGCGAGACGATTAAGCTTCAGAAATGGTCCAGCATGGGCAATGGATATACCTTTGAGCTCGAGACCCTGATCTTCTACGCACTGGCTTCATCAGCTATGTGCGAGGAGGACATGGTCCCGCGGACTCAACGGAACATCCACGTGTACGGCGATGATATCGTCGTGCCAGTTGCAGCCTTCTCACTCTTGGAGGAGTGCCTCAGATGCGCCGGCTTTTCCCTTAACCGGGAGAAGACTTTCGTTACTGGAGCTTTCTTCGAGTCGTGTGGTTGCGACTACTTTGCTGGTGAGGCAGTCAGACCTGTGTTCCTTAAGACCAGAACACGGGATTTACCTGGTATTTTCTATGCAATCAACTCAATCACACAAATCATCCGCCGCCTCGTGGCTTTCGATAGCCATGGCGGTAATGATGATCACGTTCGTGTTCGCGTTTGTCAGCTTCTCGCTAACATACGTCGCACTTACGTTGCTCGGATCCCAAGGCGCTTCCGCGCCTTTGGTCCGTGGTGTGATGCAGATGGTCATCGAACCGAAGATGGCAGCCATTCCGGGAACTCAATCCCCGATAAATGGATCGCCACCTCATTCGACTCCGTCTGCCCGCCGCTCTTCAACAAGCAGCGAGGTTGGTCTGGATACAGAGTCACAGCTTTCCGAAGAAGGCCAGTGAAGAAATCTCTGCCGCCAGAATTGATGAACACAGCCTATCCCCTTTACAGGGTCATGGTATCTAACGGGCAACCGTCGGATAGTGTTGGCATCAATTTGCCTGATGGACGACCAATCCATCAGATACCGGGTCACGTGAATGATTATCCCCTGCGAGGTCGTACGACCATACAGAAGGGTTATGAGTGTATTATCGACTGGGTTGAACCCTTGCCGACTGCACACTCTTATCATTTCGTATCTGACTTAGTCCAGTAACTGGGACTTGGCTAAGACCTGAGATGGGTTCCAACCCTTCTTATGTCGGATCTTAGACTTTATCCGTTTCGGCGGTGGAGTGGGCTTATTAAC